AACAACACCTGACACACCAGTTCCTTTAACACCGCTCGCCCTACCTCCAGCGATAATATAATATGCTGTTTTTGAAGTAGACCCCATTGTGATAGAGCCAGTGCTGCCAGTTGTAGTAAAGACGGCTACATTACAACTATTTATTTCTATCTATTTTTGCGCATTTAATTTACAGAACTATAATAATATTATTATGTAAATAAAAACATAAAAACGCTACCCTATTAAATCTATGAATCAAAACAAAAAAATAATAGTAAAAAATACACATACTGCAAATACTATCGATGAAAAACATACCGAAATGTTGAATTATTTCCATGATTTAGAAATCAATGTTATTCCCCAATTAATAAAAGAAAAGAATCATTTGAAACATAAATTGAAAGAATTGGATAACAGTAAAATAGATATATGTATGGATATTCGTGATAAAATCTGTAAAATCAAATTAGAAATTCAACAACTGAAATCAAAAAAGAAGGAATATTTGTTAGAGAATTCAAAACACATTTTTGAATATTTCGAAGAGAAAAAAAAAGTATCGAGCGGGGATAACAATCAAAATGTCAATATACTCAATTCTTTTTTTAAAATAAGAGCAAAAACCCAAGAATCTTCGAACCCGAATAGTGAAAAATATAGTCAATCGAAGAATTCATACAATAATTATTGGAAAAATGTAAATAACGAGATATTGAATATACATGATTTTGTGGTTCCGTCTGACGTATGTGAAGTATGTCATTTAGGAGAGCTTATTCCACAAGACGAAGAAGGCATTTTAATATGCAATAATACGAATTGCGGTAAATTCATTACCTATATTGTAGACAGTTCTAAACCCACCAATAAAGAGCCCCCCAATGAAGTATCCTATACGGCATATATTCGTCTCAACCATTTTAAAGAGATTTTATCCCAATTTCAGGCCAAAGAGACCACTCAAATACCGGATGAAGTCATTTCGGCCATTCGAAATCGTATTAAGAAAGAACGTATTACGGATATGTCTCTCATTAATTACGATAAAATGCGCGATATTTTACGTAAACTAGGACTAAATAAATATTTCGAACACATTCAATACATAAATTCAATGTTTGGTATTAAACCGCCCATCATGAATGAAGAATTGCACGAAACATTGTGTGTTTTATTTATCGAAATACAAAAACCGTGGGCGGTGCATTGTCCGGCCAATCGCACGAATTTTTTCAACTATACTTATACATTGTATCAATTATGTGTTTTATTAGACCAAACACAATACTTACCATATATACCCATGATGAAAGACCGAGAGAAACAATTAGAGCAGGATATGATATGGAAGAAGGTATGCAATGACCTAGATTGGGAATTTTTCCCTACCGTATAATCTAATAATTTTGTTCGCAATATTGCAAACAATATTATTTATATCGTGGAATTTATACAGCGGCTAATTTAAGTCCTCCCACCAAACTAGTTCCTAAACCAAATCCAGCGCCTCCTCTCATGGAAGTTCCAATGGATGGGGCAAATGAATCTAAAATGGCGAATGCGGCAGCGGCGGTTAATGCAATGACTAAAATTTCTTCAACGTTTAATGGTTTTCTTGGAGCAATTAATGCAACTAGACCAACGGCTAAACCCTCAATCAAGTATTTGATGATGCGTTTAATGAATTCGGTTAAATCGGCGTTCATACCTATTATATAATATTGCTAATATAATATTTTTGTAGAAATTAGAAAATTAAAATAGAAATTCGATTTTTGTGAATAAAATTATATATTTATTTTAAAAACACTTAAACATATTTTTTGCTAAAGATTATTCTAGGATGTCTTCATTCGAACGAAAAAATTTGGAAAATGGAAAACCTAATCCTAAATATATTGATTTATGTGATGAAGATACACCAATTGCCGGACAAAAATTCGCATGTATGTCGTTTGTTTCTCCTGAAAAGATTTTGAAGAAGCGCGAATTATTTATGTTTGACCAATTTTTAAAACAGTATGATTTTACTAAATCTATGAATAAATTTTTGGATTTTGTCCATTTTTTATCCTATAAATATAATCTAAATGTCGAGGAAGTGATGAACGATTTGAATGAATTTTCGAAAGAAGAAGAAGCTAAATTAAAAGAAACTCCAGTGGACGATGATTTCAATACCTTTATGGATAAAAATGAAGATAGATTAGCCGTCCAATTCCAACGCGAAAACGCTTTCCAAACATCAGTAAGAGGTTTAAAAGTTCGTGGTGTATTTTCAACACAGGAAGAGGCCGAAATACAATGCAAGAAATTACGCGAATATGACCCAAACCATGATATCTTTGTAGGTCCAGTGGGTATGTGGATTCCATGGGACCCAGATGCTTATAAAACCGGACGTGTCGAATTTATGGAGGAAGAGTTGAATAAACTTCATCAAGAAAAGTTGAAGAACGAAACCAAGGCCAAACAAGAGTTCGAACAACGTATTAAAGATACGAAGAAGAAGGCGATTGAAGAAAATATTAAATTGGCCGAAAAATCGGGTAATGTATTGACCCAAACCATGGACGAACAGGGTAATTTGATTGGTGTTCGCGAAACAGTTGACTTCGAAGAACGCGAGGCGGCCGATGTAGAAACCACCAATATCCGTAATGAAATGTTACGCGAAACAATTTTAAAACAAGATGACGTCAATGCAGCCGAAATAAATGAACAGCGTGCGGATAGCATTCAAGTTGAAATGGACACTGACGTATAATATATTTACTTACGTGAATAAATATATTATTCTGCAAATTCACTGGAAAAATATTACAAAAAATTGAACTACTTTTTCGAAAAACCTAAATAAAAGAACCCACCAAAAACCAATCTAAAAATACTTAAATGTCCGCAATAACCCAACGTGAAATTATTGACCTTAGTTCAATAGAAGAGAATCCGAATGTCTTTGTTGTTCCTACTTCTAGAGTGAATACTGTTCGCCGCTGTTCCTTTTGCCAATCTACCGGGCACAATATTCGAAAATGTAATCATGCCGATATTGACAAATTACATACATGTGCTCAGTATATGTATTTAACTACCTGCCGTTATTTACGAAGTCATCCAAATGGAGAAAAAACTCATAAAAAATGGATAAATAAATTATCCATGAGTGATTGTAAAATCTTAGCAAAATTACATCAATTGGATTCAAATCCGCGAACAACTTTAAACGAGTATAACAAAAAGTTGCATGCGTATTACATTGAGTATGCTGAAAATGAATTGCGTAACGACCATTCAACCAATCCAAGACAAATTATTGATATATATTTTCAAGAAAATTATGACCTATTCAGCCGACTTGTCGCGAATCTAGAGAATTGGTCAAACTTAAACGCAATGAGTTTTGCTATAGATAAATTAAAAATTATTATACAAAACAGTGGACGAGACCTCTTAGATATGGGTCGTATTCGATATTGGTTAAATAATCATATGGAATTATATTACCGTGTTCATCAATTACCAGGTGTTAGTGCAAAAATGCCAATAAAGACAAATCATAATTCGTCGTTGATGAAGGAAACTCACGACGAATGTCCAATCTGTTATACCGTTATGACGAATGACTCGATGGTTCAACTTGGCTGCAACCATTCATTTTGCGGCGACTGTATCATTGGTCAAATCAAATCAACGAACAAATTAACGGTCGATTGCGCGATGTGTCGCTCTACCATTAAAGAATGCAGTAGTGCATCAAACCAATTATTACAAAAAATAACATCAACTCTTGCTTAAATAAAAATAAAAAATAAAAAGTGGGTCTTTTGACTCATTTTTTATGTGATTTTCCATCCTTTACCTTGCCCATCCTTTACCATTTACTTTTTTTAACATTGATGGCCGGTGCCGCATTCTTCTTTTTGGCTTTGCTAGGGTCAAACGCTTCGTCTTCATCGTCAGAACCCATCATTTTAGATGCTTCCCAAAATTCTTTCGAACCCAGTTTAAAATCCGGTCTACTTTCCGCTTTATACCAAAAAATCTGGTCCTGTAATTTGTTCGATTTCGAATTATTATTGATGACTAAACATTCATAATTTTCGGTGGTTTGGTCCATTACCGAATTAAATGATTCAAAGGTGGGAAACATAGATGCATAATTCTCCCATATTCTTTTTCGATTTGTCATGGTGGGCTCTCTCAATATAAAAACATAATCTATATTTGTGCGCAGGTTGGGTGGAATACCTAAAGGATATTGCATTGTAATGACCAACATCACTTTCCAATGTCTTCCATTCATAAAAAGAGCACGCATCAATTTATCTTTGGTCCACGTTTGGTCATATAAACAATCATCTAAAATGACGAATGCCCTAGGGTCAGTCGTTCTTCTACGATACATTTCAACCTCTTTATGAACCGTTTTCAATACAGTTTTTTGTCGTCGTAAGACATTTTCGATGAGAGCACTATTATATTCCTCGTGAATGAATATTTTAGGCACATGGCTCGCATAAAACCCGTTACCTGCTTCTGTTCCCGAAATCACGGTTCCCACTGGAATATCTTGATGGTGATATAATAGGTCTCGCACCAAATATGATTTACCCGTATCACGACGACCAACTAATACGATGACGGGTCCTTTATTTTCATCCGGATTAAATGTAATTGTTCGCATATCAAATTTTTTCAATTCTAATGTCATTTTCCTAAAATACTATTTATATACACACATATAATATTAAAAGAAGGATATTCTAACGTATTCAATATGAAATGTATTACACTCGTAAATCAATAAATAAAATTAGTTTAAATAGATTTCTTTTAATATTATTCACTAAATATACAGATTAAAGTATAATGACCGATTTAGGAAATCAAAATAATGGAAGAAATGAAAAAAATAATGAAAAAAATAATGAAAATAAAAAGATAAAAATAAATCATTGCCCCGCCAGAGAATTAGATTTAGAATATTTACAAATGGAATATTTAGATATTCAAGAAGACAAAGAACATGGATATCAACCATTCGCCATTAAAGATTTGCAAAACTATATTCCTATTTACAATCGATTCTTTGAATTAAACGAAACAAATTTCAATTCAATTAACTTAAACCATCCATATTATTTCGTAAATATGGATACGATTGAATCTTTAGACGGAATCGAACGTATAAAACAAAATGTCTTCATCAAATATTCACCACTCATAGACCCAGTAAGATATATGATTGGAAAATATAAAAACAATAGTGAAAAGGTAGTATTGTTGCCATCATTCAAAAATGGTGCCGAATCTTTGTCTAAAATGACGGACCATAACAATTCTTCGTATGTCGACGCTTTTTTCAGTTATTTAAGTAGTCAATTATTACACAAACACGGTTTTGTTCACGGTATTGATTTTTATGGTTCCTATTTAGGAATTCAAGAAACATTCAAAGCCAATATTACCGATGATTTAGAGTATTTACATAATTCGACTTATTTCAATAAAAATGTGGGGAGTTTATACACCATTACAAAACCTCAGGCCAGCGAGTTTTTGCAATTTGGCTCTCGTAACAATAAACAAAAATTGCAAATATCTTCATTGTCAAATACGCATAATTTATCTATCATTTCAATTGTAGATGAAGACCCCGAGAACATACCAACTATGAATGTAACCAATGATAATGATAATAGCGAATAGATCGGAAGAGCACA